TGAAGTAATTACTCCCTAACATTATTTATCCTTATTTTTATTATTATTCTTCTAATTAACAAAACAATATTAAAAACAGAAAATATGCCGACTATCCTTAATTCAAGGGGGTATTTCCTCTTCTTCACATATCCATGCGATCCATTTTGGTAGGAGTTTTATCAATGTTTGCCACCTGAAACTTGCGCTTCTACGCCTTAGACCCGCTGGGAGTTTTCTTAGTGAAAAGCGTCTGAGAGTTCCTAACCCTTCAGCAAATTTGATTGCCCTGTGAACTGCTGACCTTGACCTTCCGAAGGCTTCTGCAATCTGGTTGATGGACAGTCCAACTCTTCGTAGCTTCACGTATGCTGCTCTTTCTCTGTTCAAGAATGGTACGCGTTTGCGTGGCTGCTTTGGCTTGGCTTTTTTAGCCCAATAAATCATACATTACTGTTGAAAGTGTATTGTTTTTAAAAGCTTCTACCTAAAAAAGTGTATGGTGTTACCCAAAAATTTGTAGCTACCCAAATTTAAGTAACTACCCATTTTTGAGTAAGTGATTTTAGCAGTTATAGAACATTTTAAATATAACCTTTCTTTAGACTCTTGTATATGTCATGGTGAAGACATAGATAGTCGAGACACTTTCACGTCGCCGAGCGTGCCCTATTTAGACTACGGCATCTCTGGGAGGATTATCTTGTCAAACAAAAGAAGCAAACAAGCAAGAAAACGAAAAAAAGAATTACAACAAGAAAGAAGCCGTAGACAAAAAGAACTTGAGACAGCACACTCCATCGTTTTAAGGTACAGCTGGAGAGATAAACAAAAAATCATAGGCGAACTGGTTTACAAGCCAGAAAACGTTGATATTATAGAACAAAAACTTAAAATGCAATTCAAATATATCCCAAACCACGCTTTAAATCACGATTTTGGCGAAGTGCTTAACTTATTTCGACTAAAAGCACCACCAATTCACACTTATGTTTAGGGTTCTCTTAGATAATTAAGAGACAAGAAGGAGGTGAGAAAGAAAAAATGCCAACAGTAAAAAAGAAAATGTCAACAAGCGCATACATACTAATAGCATTAATGATAATCACAGTTGTTTCCTTACCGATACTTCATGTTGTTGGCGTCTTAGACCTATCCTTTATTGGGATAGGATTCGAAAATATACTAATGTGGGCTGCAACTGACACACTCAACGGAGTAATATTGATTGGAGGCGTTTTTGTAGGAGGAGCACTATTCTTTTACATCGTAAAAACATATCTTCTCGGCACACAAATATCAACAACCACTGTAGGACAATATAATCCGATGGGGCAACAAATAAGTCAACCACAGCAACAGGAACAAGAAACGGTTGTGAGTGACTAATGGTTTTTAATGCTCTCAAAGATCTCATAGGATACGAACCCCCACAACAAAACCAAAAAAGCAACATGGGAGACCTCTTAGACATAGAAGCAGACAAAAACCTGCTAACAATGATAGGAACAATGGGAGCAGGAAAAAGCGCACACCTAGGCGGATTACTCATAGCAGCAGACCGCAAAGTATCAAAAAGCAGAGGCACAGAATACCCATTCAGATACTTCATAGACGAAGGAAGCAGCAACATAGAAAACGACAAATCAGCCCTACGCGCTGGACATTTCCCACCCAAAACCGGACTAATGAAAGCATCCACAGTGGAGCCTGCCGCAACCTTCGAGTGGAGCCACGTCAAATACTTAGCTGGCAGAGAAATAACTCTATCAAAAAGCCAAGCAAAAATGAGTATCGCAGACATGGCAGGAGAAGACCTCGTAAACCTTATAGAGCAAGTTAACCGCACACGCACACTGCAGCAAGCATCTAAACTAAACATGAACAAGTCAATCAATCTAGTCTGCAACAGCTCCGCATTAATGCTAATCATCAAAGCAACCCGAGCGCAAGGCTTAGAGATTGAATTAGAAAAGGAACCTACAGGTATCGATGGATTAAGCATCTACAGTGACGCTAACCTAACCCGAATAGTGAAGGGCATAGTAAGATTTAAGAGACAAAACCCCAACTCCCCCAAACTCAAAAACCTATGCATAGTCGTCACAGCATGGGACGGACTCGCACCCGTGGCAAAACAAATAAGCCAAATAACCGGACAACCATTCGATCCCCTAGACACAAAAATGAGCGCAGAAGCCCTAGACAAATTCGTTTACGCATTCTATCCATCCACACACGCCACAATCCACAGCCTCGGACTAAGCAACATCAGATATTTCCCTAGTTTCTTTGAAATAGAACGCGACAACAAAGGTAACCCAATATGCTGGGATAAGGGCAGCAGCCCAAAGATTAAGCGCCCAGAAATCTTTGATCGTGGCCGTAACTGGGAAGATAATGTGAACACAATAAAATCTAGTGAGTTCTGGTTCTTCAAGGAACTGGATTGGCTACAGGAGCTAGCAAACTAATGAGTGAACTTGAAGAATACAAAAACACTCAATCGCAAGAAATTGAAGACTTCTTGAACAAGGCTCGTGAAGACATAAACAAAGAATGTGGTTGCAAAGTTATGCCCTACAAAGCAGACGTTAGATTTCTTAGGGTGAAAAAAAAGTGAAGTCTGGTCAAGTCGTAACAGGAATCATAAACGGCATCGCGGACCAATACGAAACCCCAGACATCCTACAACTACTCCCCAACGGCAAACTCGCACAGCTCATAGATCGAGAAACCCTAGGCGCCTACAGGCGCGTATTCGTCTCTGACAGGGTAGTAGCGCAGACAATGGTTACCAAATCCGAACCAGACGAGCACGGCAGAGACGGAATAGTGAACCACACGGTACTCTACAAGTTCGATGCAACCGTAGAGCATGATGGCATACCATACGTTTTTGATTACAGCCAATTCACAGAGGACGCGCTAGCCGGAAAATACAATTTTACAATGCCCCAACTGCCAGAACTAAAACATCCCCTAGACTTCCCGCCCGAACTGGAGATGCAACCATGAAACAACGATTCTGGGTTATACTCGGATTAATGTTCTTTCTCATAATCATAATAGCAGCTGCAGCATCCAATAGCAGCAAACCAGGTAGCACACAACAACGACGCGGAGACCCCAAATACAGCGTCAAAATCATGTCCGAATCGGTAGGCTTAGAATACATCGTCGTCACAAACGAGAACACGGGAGCCACAGCCCACATCCTACCGCAATACCTACCCATGACAATTAACTTCGCAGAAAACGACATCCTAACCTTCACGGTCTACGCTAAACAAAATTATCGATTCAACTTCTGGGGCATGAGCGACGGCACAATCGAATCCGACAACCCACTAGCAATCAAGCCTGCCAGAAGCTTCGAGATGAACGCGCTATTTATGCCCGACAACATAGTATTCGACTAAAAAAAGAGACGAACAGATTTGCTGAAAACCGTGATTATACTCGTTCTCATAGCAGGCGCAGTACTCGCAGGCATAGCAGTCTGCGCATACGTGCTGAAAGTAGACTTCGCCATCAACATAATGAATCAGATAACAGGACCCTTCACCGGAGCACTCTCAGGCGGTAATCTAGATTTTCAGACCATAGCCTCAGGCGCCTCAGTGGCAACCGCAGCCACCACCGCCCTCGGCTGGATAAAAACCAACAAAGAAAAAGCCCTAGCCATGAAAGACAACGCACAGAAGCAACTAGAAAACAGCGGCTTACTCGAACAGGTTGAATCTGTCAAAGACGCAAAAACACAGCTAGAAGGACAAATCACAGAAATAACCAAAATCAAAGACAACGCATTGGCAGAGGCAGAAGCCGCAAAAAACCAACTCAGCCAACAGACAGAGGAGCTGCAAAAAGCACAAAACACCATAGACACACTCCATGATACTCTTCGCAGAAACAAGCTTACCGACGGAGAATCCATCGTGAAAACAGTTATAAAATAAAATTGGAGAAAACAACTTGAACCTCAAAAACTGGTCCCTCCAAATTTGGGCACTCATAGCAATCCTAACCCTAATAGGCTCAATCGGAGCAATCTACGTCTACGGCACATACTTCGCCGAACCCACACAAATCCCCACAGGCGGAACAATCGAGCCCACAGAGTCAATACTTCTCGCCAACCCGTCAATCATCGACTGGGGCAACATCATCGTCTACAACAACGTCACCAAAACCGTAACCCTGAAAAACAACAGCAGCAACATCTACGACAAAATCGTAGACATGACCTTCGAAACCGCAAACTGGCAGAATATAACAGACCTCGGCTTAACTCTAACATGGAACTACACGGGCACAGACATCTACCCAACAGACTCCAGACCCATAGCATTCACCCTAACCTCAGAAACGGTCCCCGAAGACGAAACAACCACAACCTTCAGCTTCGCCATACTCATAACCCCTATAATGCAAGGTGACTCTTCGTGAACCTCAAAAAACTGTTCTTCTGCAAACTTCTCCACTGGCACAGCTACGCTACATACTACAACTATGCCACAGGCAAAAAATGGAGACAATGCATAGACTGCGGAAAACAGCTAGACTAAGCTTCTCTTACACTTCTCTGGGTTAACGCCTCAGCCAGCCACAACAAACGACTTCTCACCTCACGAAAGGTGTTGTTGATTCACCACGACTGACTGAAGCAACCAAACGGAGACGTAAGACACATGACACAACCAAAAAGAGACGGCTCAGGCAAAGGAACCAGAGCCAATCGTGGACGCGGAGGATGCAAACCAACCCGAAACAAAGGAAGAGGAACCAACAGAAAATAAACTTTCCTCCACTAGTTCCCCAATCAGTAACAGAGCTGTCCAAAAATGACCACAAAAGCTGACATGATATGTCGCCAAAAAGACCTACTAGACAGTCTAAACAACAACACATTCAACAAACAAGATTTCCTAACAAAACATCACATCCTAGACCGCACACTAAGAAGAGACTTGAACGCACTTGCAGAACGTGGAGAAATCTTCGAGGAAAGACTAGGGTATCTACGCAAAAAATGCTTAGGCAACCTCACACAAAAAGCTCATGACGGCAAACTATCAGACGGATTAATGTATAGCATAGTCATGTCTGGAGTAACCCAGAAAGCCGAAATCAGAACCGACATAACAGAAAAGAAGGAGTACACAGTCAAAATTGACAGTCTCAACCCAGACGAAAGAAGCTTCCTTAACGCCGTTGCACGAAAGTATATTAAAGCAAACAATACGGCAGAATCTGCTGCTATTCACTGAATGGATGGGCTACAAGAACGCAGCCTTCCACCAACAATGGTACAAGTTCCTACAGAACGACTTTAGCTGCATAAAAACAGATCCCAAAAACAAAACAAGCCTCCACAAATACCTGCAACTCTGGCCAAGAGGACACGGAAAAACCACAGGAATCATCCTATACATCCTCTGGCTAATCGGCAACAACCCAGACATAAACGTGCAAATTGTAAGCAAAACAGCCAACCAAGCAGAACAAATATGCGCAGCCGTAATGAGCCACATAGAATTTAACAAGAAATACCAGCAACTATTCCCAAACATTCAACCCTCAAAAACCAAATGGACAAACCAACAATTTATCGTCACAAGAACAAAAATAGACAAAAACCCAACAGTTAAAGCCTCTGGACTAATGGGACCAATCACAGGCGGACGCAACGACCTAATAATCTGCGACGACATCATAGACGAAGAAAACGTGCGAACACGCGTTCAACTAGAAAAAGTGTCCACATGGTTCAACAAAGTCCTCTACCCAACCCTTTATCCTTGGGGCGGAATTATAGTCATAGGCACACGCTGGAGCTACGCAGACCTTTACGCTGAACTAATGAACACATGGGATTACTCAGTTCTTAAAGCAATCCAAGATGACAACACCGTACTATGGCCCGAATACTGGCCACTAGACAAACTGCTAGAAAGACGACAAGAAATAGGCTCAATAATCTTTGACTGCCAATACCAGAATGACCCAACAGGCATGGAAGGCAGTCTACTAAAAGCAGAATGGCTTAACGAATGGCAAACACCTCCGCTAAAATCCAACATTAAATACGCGGGAATAGACCCAGCACTCGGAGAAGGCGACTTACAGGCAATATCAATTTTAAGCCAAGACCTTGCAACAGGCACAGTTTACCTCGAAGATGTGTGGGCAGACAACGTGCCTTTTCCACTGTTTCTTAAAAAGATACAGCAACTACAGCAACTACATAATTTCAGCAAAATATATGTGGAAGCTAACGCATTCCAAAAAGTCCTACTTTACGTCAACGAATTACGTGGATTACCAACTGTGCCAACCCAAACTGTACACGATAAAGAACAAAGGTTCATTTCTATGAGCAGCCACTTCGAATCTAAAAGAATAGTTGTTAATCCCCTGCTTCTTCGCAAAAGCGAGTTTTGGGTTGAATGGGTTCAATTTCCGAGAGGACAGAACGACGATGCACTTGACAGCGTAGAAGTTGCTATACGCAATATTGTTGGCGCATCAACTGGAGGAATAGATTTCTTATGAAATTATTTAGCTACGAAATAAACAGGCATGGAATAACCAGAATAAAAGAACGCTTCAAAGGCACAGTAGACGTAGCAGGCGTAACCACACGCAAAAAACGCTTCAGCATCGGAGAACATAGCTGGAGCAGCCGATGCAAAAAATTCGAGAACATGTACCAACAATACCCAATGCTCAAACAGGGAATCCTCACACTCGCAGGAATCGTCATGAGCGAAGGCGCACACACCAGCCCCGCAACCAACAAACAAGACGAAACCTACAACCTAGCAGAAGAAGCAAAATGGCGCGTAGACAACAGCCTCCACAAACGCCACAACATCAACAGCCTACTCTACCAAACAGTAAACATCATGTGCAAATTCGGATCATGCTTCTGGGAAAAAACAGAAACACCAGAATTCAGCTACAGAATCATCCCCAACCAAGAATCAATAGAGCCTGCATCATACGACGACACAGGAGAAATCACAGAATGGCGCCAAGTAATCATGGGCACAACTTACGCCACATGGAACAGCCAAGAAATTGTACATTTTGCATGGAACGTCTGTAGCAACAGCTGGCCATACGGCACCCCACTGCTCATCGGCTTAGATGTTGAAACAGAGGCACTGCTAGGGCTAGAAGAATCGGCGAAAGACTTCATGGAAAAGGAAGCATGGCCATACGAAATCTTAAGTTTAGGCGACAGCCAAAACCAGATAACAACAAACGACTATAACACAGCAAAGATCGCATGGAAAAACAGGCAGCCCGGACAGGGAATCACCGCAAGAAATATCCCCATAAACCTGCTGAAGGGCGGCACAGGCGACACGCCCCTTCGTGAATTAAGCGATCTTATGGAACTGCTGAAAGACAACGTGCAAGACGGTTTAATGGTTCCCGCAATATCTAAACTGTACAATAGCACCGAAGCCTCAGCCAAAGTTATGACCCAGCATGTTATGACGGTTCTTGGTCAACCTATACAATGGCTGCTTAAGGAACGCTACGAAGAGGACATCCTAAAGCCATTTATGGAAGCGTCAGGCTTCAGCGTTAAAGCCTGCCCAGAACTAATCTTTGAATCCCCAAACGTTCACAAGAAGGAAGACGGCGAATTCTGGGTGTCACTGGTGTCCACTCAGATTGCCACGCCACAGCAGGCAGCCGACGCATTAGGCATCGAATATGACGAGGAATACTTCACCAAAAAAGAGGAGCAGATGCTACAGCAGCAACAGGCTAACAACGAACAGAAACCACAGGGAGACGACAGTGAAGGTAAACCCCAGCAGAACGGTGTAACCTATGAGGTTAGAATCAAACCTGATAAACGTGATTTACGCAGTTAAAAGCGTTGAGGAAGCAAAACGTAGAATCTACGTGGATGGCGTAACATTCTTTTCTAAAAATGACGTCTGGCAGTACATCGAAATAAGCGACCAGAAGCTTTGTCCAGTATGCAGAGCCAACGCCAGAAGAAACGGAGGCAACTACGAAGGCGCTCATCTCCGCGCATCTTTTCCATATCTTGACATACTGGACGTTAACACAATCCAAGTGAATCAGCACCCCAACTGTTTGTTGGCAGGCACTCTTGTAACTACAGATAAAGGCTTAGTTCCAATAGAACAAATCAAACTAGGCGACCACGTCCTCACACATAAAGGCAAATTTAAAACTGTAATTCAGCTTCACAAAAACAAATACGACGGCAACCTCATTAACATTAACGATAATTGGTTAACAGAAAACCATCCAGTACTAACTCAAAGAGGCTGGATTCCCGCAAGCCTTCTTAATAAGAGCGACAGCGTGTTCTACATTTTTACTGAACCGAAACAAACGCCAACCGTTAGCAATCAAACATTTTTCTTTCCGTTTATCTTGGATAACCTTACTAGCACAGTTATGCCAGTTTCCCCCGTCAATTTCGATAGCAATCTTTCTTTCGGGAATAGCGAAATCAACGTTGAAAACGTCAACAGCGTACTGTGGAATAACCACAATCCTAGCGTTCTTAAACGCTTCAAAAAACTTGTTCTCCAAACCGCTAAGTGTATATTTAGCTTGGACTCCCTTAGCACGTTTCATAAGAAAGCTGTGAGTTTTTTTTCTACCCCTAACACTATCGTGCGCAGACTTAACTTGACGTTTTCGTTGCTCAGACGACATTTGTTTCCACTTCAAGGATTCGGCTTCACTTTGGGTTCTACGTTTAATTCCTGCACGTTTCAACCTAATGCATATAACGTTTCTACTAACACCATAATGTTTGGCGATTCTGTTTTCGCTCCATCCTTCAACTGTGTAGAGTTTAACAATTTCGGTAATGGGCAAACCAGTAATCCTGAGAGGTTGGTTAATCAATCACAATCACCAATAACACACATCGACAATATGACATATAAAGGGTTTGTTTATAACCTCAGTGTAGCGGAAGACGAATCCTACTGCATAGGAAACAACCACATGGCAGTACATAACTGTCGATGTGTCCTAGTTAGACTTTACAGAATAAAATGGA